AATGAATTAGGGGGCAAACAAAGCCCCCTTTTTCTTGTCCGCGTATACCCTAGCTTGGCAATCAATCGAGCCTATCAGGTGACGCTCTTAATCGTTTTAAAAAGGGATTGCATCGTTGAGATCATGCGCTGAACCAACACCTTTCTCGATAGTACGGTTCACACCATCCCTTGGCTTGTCATAGGATGCATCATGCAACCTTGCTGACAACGATATATACTTTCCGTTTTCGCCATCCCTAATCCATCCACCAAGGTCGAACTTTTCGCTATTGATCCAAACGTGTCCTCTGTAATCAGGATGCTTTTCGAGTGTTTTCTTATCGTTCTTCCAGAGTTTTCCTAGATTTTTGTCACTCATTTTCATAAACTTTCATAAAATCTTAATGGCGATTTGCAGTAGTTATATATCATGGATATTCCCTTGGAACAAAGAATGGTTTTCCCTCGTCCATATGTTTTTCGAGTTCATGCAACCTGAATTTTAAATTGTTATCTGTAAAATTAACCCGCCAAGGCATATAGTTAGCCGAGTTTCGGTCAGTGATGGTTGCTAGTTCAGCCGAAACTTTTGCCTCTGGCTGGATAAAATCTTCATAGCGTTTTTGGTTCAGCCATGTAGCCGGATGGGGAATATACTCAAGGTCCGAACTGAATTTAAAACCACGGAGAGCCACTAAAATCTTACTAGCATCAACCGATCTAGTTGCCTTTAACCATGCTTTCTCAGCTGCTCCCTTCCCTGCCTTCCTTGGGTAAACATTCCAAAACTCTGGGAACTCAGCGAGCAATAGCGAGTGACTAGGTTTTCTTTTTTCTTTTATCTTTTTTATCTCTGTTTCTGTATCTGTCTCTGTATCTGTCTCTGGTACTGTTTCATGTAACGGTTGTGTAACGTTTCCTGTAACGTTTCTGAAACGTTTCACTCTGATGGTCGAAGTGTCTGATTTATATTGTCTTTTCTCCCATCCGTGGATAGCGTAGTGCATACCGTCAACACCACCGTTCCGCCTATCGAGTAGGGTAGCGTTCGACAACCGTTCGACTACCGTTAAGCAGTCGTTAACCGACAATCGCAAGGCAAATGAAATCTCATTTATGGATCTTGGTAGACCATTATTTCTGGCACAAAGGCACAGTAAATTTACCCATGCCTTGAACGTATCGCCATCTAAAGTTTGAACTTTAGGATCATCCAGTGCTTCATTATAAAAGCGAAACCATTGCATAACATCACCTCAAAGATTGATGCGAAAGCAATGCGCTGATATAAACGCTTTGCCAACGCCATGAACGTTGGTCGAGGCTGTTAAGTTTCTCCAGTTTCTTAACAGCCTCACTCTTTTATAGGATAACTTCTTGATTTTCAATCATATATTTGAAACGTTCGAAGCCGTGTAGAATCGTCGTGTGATCTCTGCCGCCTAAGATCTTCCCTATCCTTGGTAGGGAATAGGTTGTTTCAGTCCTCAACCGATACATAACCTCGAATCTGGGTAGCATTATAGGTTTGAATCTACGGTCTGATATAATATCAATCCATTTTACATTATGTTTAATGCAGACTTCAGCACAAATGCGTCTGATATTTTCAGGCATAACGTAGATTGATGGCATATAAGTAGATGATAATCGCCAGAATCTCTTATCTTCTTCTGACTTGATAACATCAGTATGGTCAGATGCTACATATATATAGTCACGCTGCCGAGTTATTCTTTCCCTTAATTTTTGTAACTCTATTTCCTCTTGCTTTTTGTTTTCTTGTTCTTCTTTTATTCTTTGTCTCTGTTCTTCTAACTTTTTAGCCTCAACCTGTACGACACTGCGGCTATTTATTCTTTGTTGTCTCTCCTTCCGCTGCCTGTGGTATTCCATTCGTAGGTTCGATTGTGAGTTTGATACCTGTTCCATTTGTGATCCATCCTGCGGTTAAGTATTCACAGTCGCTATCATCGTCTATCAAGCCAGCTTGAGTTATTAAATCGAGCAGAGGCTTAATAATATTGTCGATGTCGCGCTTTCTTTTATCTGGTCTAACTGCTTGAATTATAATACTAAACTTTCCCTTGATTGGATGCCGTCCTTGGGCTTTTGCCAACCAGAGATTAGCCTCTAGCCACTCCCGATAAACCTTGGATTTAATGACACCTCTGCCGGGTACTGCTCGCCAGAGACGGTTAACTGACGGTGGATAGCCAACTTCGAGATACATATTAAATCCAAAAAAAATGCCCCCTTTCGAGGGCTAGTCTGGGAGGACTTACAGTGTTTCAGACATTGGCACTGATGACAAGACAGAATTTAACGCATCGGTAAAATCTTTATGTATCCATACCGTGTGCATCCTTTTATTACCCCGTTCAGGATGACCACGCTTGATGCCAGAATCCAATATGAACCCTTTAATAGTCAACTCTGATCGACGGGAACGGAAATTACTCGTCTCTAGAAACAGCGCATTGTTCATTTCTATATCGGTAAAGCCATCGTATCCACGGTCGTAGGCATATTCCAGAACCTCGACATGGACTTCTCTTAGTTTAGGATAAACAGACAGGGCTGCTGCTATTGATGTCTCCCTGCTGTTTTTACGGTATAAAAATCTTGATTGAATATTCATCACATTTTGTAGTGCTTGTGTGAAAGTAGGCATTGACAGTTCCTTTTTGTGTGGTTAGGTTGTGATAACGATTCACAACTAGAGTCGTTGAAACACAATGTCAACAGGAAAAATAAAATGATTACACAAACTGAACTGGCGCATATCGCTAAGGATTATACAAAAGCAGTTAACGGATTCGTTGCTGCGGTATCTACGGATAACGAAGAAACAATAGACGAAGCAATCAGTGTCCTCGTTGAGCATCACAATAAGATGCTGGATGCTATTGAGATGTCATTCCCACAACCGACAGATATATAAGGAGATTAAAAATGGATAATAATAAACCAATAGCAATCAGGAACAATGTTCCCTTATTACAAGCACTAGCTAAAGTTCAAGGTGCAATCACTGGTGTTAAACGTGACGCAATTAACCCACATTTCAAAAACCGTTATGCCACATTGGAGAATGTGATTGATACGCTGCGTCCAGCCTTACAGGATGCTGGGTTAGTATTCGTCCAGCTTCCGGGCGATATTACAGAGCAAGGGTGCATCCAAGTCAGAACCACTCTCTACCATGTTGAAACAGGTGAGCAGATCTCAACGAATATCGAAGTACCCTTAAGTAAAAGGGATGCCCAAGGTTGTGGCTCGGCAATTACCTACGGATGCCGCTACAGCCTGATGGCAATGTTTGGTGTACCGCCTACGGATGATGATGGCGAAGGATCTATCGACCGTGACAACGGGCAGAAGGCTAAGAGTTCTTACAGCCTGAAGAAAGATAACCCGAATCGCTGGCCTGAAATTGAAAAGGCTGTTCGTGCTTGTAAAACTAGAAACGAATTAAAGGAGTTGAAGTCATCCCTTATACCTGAAGTATCGACATGGCCTGAAGGCTGGCGTGAATCATTGAATGAAATCTGGACCACTCAATACGAGGAAACTAAATAATGGAACCCATCCTTTTAAACCTTAAAGAAGCCGCTAAGATTGCTGGAGTTAGCTATAACGTCATGCGCTCTTTGGTATCTACAAAGCGCATCGAAGCTAAGAAAGTAGGCCGTCGATATATGTTCGTTCGTGCAGAATTTGCAGATCTAATTAAGGATATGCTGTTAAAATGACAGATGATGTTTTTAATATATGTATAGGTCTGCTAATCTTTGCAGTCCTTTGGATGATCTCACTCATAGGTAAAAAAAATGTTAGATTCAAAATCGAAAACACATGGAAAATATTCAGACGTTTCAACAATCGCTCAGACTCTGAAGGATATAGTAAGGAGCAGCCCGAACTGGTTGAGCCTGACGGACAAGCAAGCCGAGAGTTTAGAAATGATCTGCTCCAAAATTTCTCGTATCGTATCTGGAGATCCGAGCCAACAAGATCATTGGGTGGACGTAGCTGGGTACGCCCTGCTCGCAATAGATCCACACGAAAGGGCTGAACTAGATAATCCTTTAGCGATTGAGTTGCAGAAAGAAGTGGATAAGTTAATTAAAAATGTGGAAAAAGCGGTTAGTAACTAATCGAGTTGAAACGGTGCGCTCTCAGGAGGCTGGGAGTGCATCACTTAAAAGGGAGAATGAGATGAAGGAGATAACAAAAGCTGATTACTGGGAAGTTCAAGCCGATATGTGGCATCAGAACTACAAAGAAGCCGCTGACGAGATTGAAAGATTGCGGGAGGCACTGAAGTTTTATTCAGATGAAAGAAACTATGAGATGAAATTAAAAACTCATTATCTAGGTGACTATGAGGACTCACTGATAGCGGAAGATAATGGGAAGTTAGCTAGAGACATATTGAAGGAGACAAGTAATGGATAACATCATAGAGCGAGATGGATATAGGATTGTAGTTAGTGGAGAATATATCGGATACGCAGCCGTCGAAGAAGGATATGAAGGTGGTGAGTTTGATTATGAAACCAACTCATACTATGGCGGTGACTTTGTAGGTACTGGCGATACAGCAGAAGAAGCTATTGATATGCTTCTAGAGTTATTAAGAGAACGGGATGAAGGACTAGATGATGATGTAGCACTGAGAGAACGGTAATGGATCAATGCGATTACTGGTCAGTAGATTGGACTGGTATTCCTTGGGTACGATTTGAACAGTGCTATGTAATTGATAACAAAGTTAAAATAGGACAACGGGAATGGAGAGTTATCTTATCTATTGACAACGGTAGATGTTCAGATGACGATCCATCCCAACACCTGAGATACAAAATTAGCGACAAAGAATATGTATGTATTGTTAAAAAAGGAAACCCAAAATGAAAATGGCAGATGGTTGGATTAGTTTTGCATTCGATGAACTAGAATTTCAGATTGCTATGAACAAATACATAGCAGATGGAACTGTTGAGATAGCCTACAAATGCTCAAAGGATGAATTTAATCGCTGGGAAATAGACGAGCAGGAAATAGAAACATTCCTATCCATCAATATCTATGATGAGACAGGTAACATTGTCCCTGAAGATAACATAATTCTAGATGCACTTAATGATGCAATCTTTGACCAGTTAGAAAGCCGAATCAACGAACAGATATTCGAGGATGGAGAGATGGGATACTGGTGATTAGAATACAAAATCACCACGAAATACTGGCCTACCACTGATTAACTCACAAAACTCTGGTGGCATTAGGATTCCATCTATAAAAGATAGGACTACAAATCCCTGTTGCGCTCTGCTAGGCATACCCTCTGCATACTCAAAGCACTTATGTGATGGATCACCAAGCATACCATCCTCAATTCCCCAGTGAGATCCATTACGATTTCTTACTGGGGTAACATGTAACTGATGAGTATGTCCTGTAACCATCGTGATCCCAGAGTGCAGAGCGTTATTCCAAGCACCATGAATACCACTCCTAAACCTATGCCGGATCTCCACGTTGTTAATATTAACTGCCCAACAAAAATCCCAACCGATAAAGCGATCAGAAATACGCCCAGCATAGTCATCCAACTCTGGAGCATTATTAGCAAGATAATGGTCAACACGTTGGTCATGGTTTCCCATTGTCCAGATTTTGCACTTTGATTTATGTAGGGTATTTATCCATTCGTTAGCCGCATCTATTTCATGTGAAACTTTAGGTGCATTAGAGTTAAGTAATGAACCATGACGGCTAACCCTAGCACCATCTAGAATGTCTCCATTTAGAACGGTTGCATATGGCTTTAGTTTCTTACTGATAACAGTAAAAGCCTTCATCATAATAGTATGTTCGCCGGGCCAGATATGAGCATCCGATCCAATAAGAACTGAGCCAGTATCAAACTCTATAGATAAAGATGCGGGATAGGTCCATTCAGATAATGGTCTATTATCATTCTCTATAAAGAGTTCTGGATAATATATCTTAGCTAAGTTAAGTCTGCTTTGAATCGTAGTTCTAGAAATTTTGTACGTTTTCTCAGCAGCAGTACAGTTTCTATTACATGACATCCACATTCGTATTGCATCAGCAGCTAATTCTTTAGAGAGTCTAGCCGTTGCCATTGCTCATTTCCAATGCCTTGTCTCTGACTTCAGTCACTCGCCTTGACCATCCCTTACCGAAAGTTGTGAAAGTATTAAGACTTTGTAAGAAATTTATACGTTCTTCACATACTTTAACAATCAATTCTTCTGCTGGATGACGGTTAACTGCAATCATGGTTAACGGTCCAACCGCACCATCAGCACTAATACCAGCAGCAAGTTGTAAGAACTTAGCAGCACGACCAGTTCCAGAGTTAACAGCCAGATCAAAGCAGCAATAGTCTAAGCCGATTTGTAACTCATCGCCTTTGATAACATCCCAATAACGCTTCTTATAAAACGGCTTAACCTGTTTAATGTCCAGAGTACGCATCGTTAACTCATCGACAGCATGGCCTACATAATCTTCCCATGCCTTGCGAGTAACTCCAAGGTTAGTCATGCCGCCCGGATCTTTAGGATTGTTAACGAATCCACCTTCATGCTTCATTACAAGATCAAAGGATGCGTCAAAGTTATCGTTCATAACTTACTCCAAAGGCTTTGAGTTATAAATCATGGAGTCTTTCTTCTGGCTACTGGAAGAAGAACCAAAATAGAAAGCTATAATTCCACCCCATGCTGTCTGCAAAGCACCTAACAAAAGCAAGATTGCTTCATTGCCTGATGTTGGAAGTCCATAGATTAGCATATAGATCATAATTGCAAAGAATCCAAAGGTAACCCCGATAGCTAACGCACGAGGAATCCAGTCCTTAGTTTCTTTTTGCATATCACGGGCAGACGCACGATCACCTGCCGCAATGCGCTCTAGATCAATATCAAGAGCCTTCATTTGTATCTTAAAATCAGCGTCTATCTTCTTTAGTGCAGTAAGTTGCTCACCAGTTGGATTGGCTAAAGCTGTTTGAAGATCTTCATCTGACGCATTTTCATGTCCAAACAGCGCACCAGATAAAGCCTTGACAGCTATGCCAGCAACAGGGCCACCGAGAGCAGTAGCAATCGTAGGAGCAACTGAACCAATTAACGGCCCAAATGTTTTAAGAAGATCCATGATACGTTCCTAT